ATCCAAATTAACTGCAGATCCCACATAGGTTGCAACCCCGTTTGAAACAGTAGCTACAGTGCTTCCAAAATTTATAGTTATTCCACTATATGTAATATTTTCTTCTAGGAGAATTAAAGATTCACCAGAAGAAAATTGTGTAGTTGCTAAATCATCTCCAGATGATAGATACTTTAAGTATAATGTAAGATTTTCTACCCCTTCATTGGGTGGTATACTAAAATTCTTAATTACTGCTATTGCACCTGAATTTTCACCCTGTAATTTTTTACCAATTAATTCATTAATATACAGAGAAACATCAACTCCTAGATGAGTTGGATCTAATATAACAGAAAAATATTTACTATCGTAAGTAATAGATCCAGGTATTACCATGGATCCTTCTTTGAAGATATGACTGCCAAAAGATTCAACTTGATGTTGAAGTATAGATTGTAATGTAGTTAATTCCCTAGATTGTATGGGATATCCTGGCTTAAATAAAACTTTATAAAAATTATTATCCTTATCAAAATCATCATAGTATGGGTTGATGTTTAAATTAGTTTTTTGTGCCATTTTTGTTAAAATTCCAGGACGATTTTAATATCTTCTTTTTGACGTGGATTTCTAGAGATAACTGGCCTGTTATCCAAATAAATTATCTCACCGGTTCTTTTATTTATTTCAGGATTTGATAAACCATCAATAAAATCTGACCCTAGATTAATCAACTTATTTCCGGATGGATTATCTACATTACCTGAAAATGATGTATCAATTGAAGCAGAAAATGTAGATGAAGTTACTGGATTTGCACTTGATTCAAAATCAAAATATTTTCCATTTGTGGAAATTCCAATATAATCAGTTTGATCTAAAGTTGTTTGATTATAATAAAGAGATCTGTCTTTAAAATATTTAAGAACCTTTGTTTCTTTATCGTAAGATGCTACATATCCAAAGGCCTTATCAATTCCATTAGAAGATAATTGTGTTATTTTTTGACCAATTGATGGATCTCCAGTTATCGAGATAAACTTCATCGAGTATAGTGATGAAAAATAATTGTCCGAAAAAATATCTTCTGAGGATAAATTCCTAGGATTCTTTATTATCCCAATTTGAGCAAATTTTGTATCTACTGGGTAATCTTTAGTAGAGTCATCAAATCTAGCATAAATTAAAATTTTATCAGTTCCAAGTTCCGTATAAATGTCATATCCATGACCTCTAGATGGTGGTATAATTGGTATAAGTCTTGCTGGAGTAGATGTAGTTGATGCATTTATGGACCCCAAATCTACTAACCCATAAGAATAATCTTTTCCACCAGAAGAAACAACGGCATTAGATATTTCTCCGCCAGTTACATCAATAACAACTTTTCCTCCAGTACCATCTCCTAATATATCTACTTCTTGCCCCTCAACATTAGAATAATTTGATCCAGCATTATCTATATAAACTTTCTTAATTTGGTTTTCATTTATTGAGGAATCGCCATTCTCTCTGACTGCTTGAATTTGTGGATTTGTTGAGGTCCCCCAATCATTTGGTACGGTTATATATTCTGTAGAATCAAATTTAATTATATCGCTAGGTGAAATAGAAAAAAGATATTTCCAAATATATCCATCTCCACTCTCACCTGCCTTAGATGGTTCTAAATCTGTAAATAATGGCTCATCTTTGGAAACATTTCCTACAGTATTGATTCCCGTAGCGCCATTGTCTATGCAAATATAAACCCTATAATCTTGGTTAACAACATAATAATTTGCATTATAAAGTCGAGCAGATTTTGTAATTGGTGAAGGACTATTTACACTATAATCATGACGATACATTTCATATCTATTTCCTTTTTGCCAATTAACTTTTCTTATCAATCTCCTGACATTATCCGATTTTATTCTTGCCCCAAACATCATCGTATCTTTGACATGATTAAGGTAATTAAAATTATCAATCGGGCTCGGCACATCAGTATCCCAATTCGCATCTCTACCAAATCCTACTATAGTTGGGTTGGGTAGAGATACAAACAGGTAATAAGAATTAAATTCATTTTGAATAGAATCTACAAAGTTATTTGCATTTAATATTCTAAGTTGATCCGTTACAATTGCAGCCATTTTAAAGACTTTTTTTTAATATTTATATTATGTAAAAGATTTTCTTAAAGATCCACTATCTCTCAATCCGTAGTTTCTTCTTTGGATCGTTGGGAAAGTTGATAAACCAGAATCAACTGTTAAACCAGTAACACCTATAGAGATATTCGATAATCCATTTTGTACATCAGATAAAATTCCCCAAGAAAAATTACCAATTGGATTTATCAAAGATCCTGTAGTTGCTATTCCAACAACATTTGAATTAGATTTGATGTTTGCAGTAACTACAGCATCGGGACCGTTTCTAACTATAGAGTGAACATAATAAATGTTATCTAAGAATTGAGTTCCAATCGCCACTACATTATTATCCTGATAATCTATCGAAGTGACTCCAGTTCCAACGTTTGTATTAAAAATATATACTGGATACTCTAAATCTAAATCATCAAAGGTGAGTGCATTATTTTCTCTTCTTAGGAAGAACTTAAGTGCAAGAGGATTTCCACTAACTCCCGTAGAAGTTGTAATACCAGTTATAATTCCAGAAAATCCTCTAGCAATTTGAGTTACTAAATTTGGTCTATCTAATGTTATCAGTCCATATGTAGATTCTGGTAAAGGTATAATCACTTGCGGTGGAGCATATTTTGAATATCCAAAACCTTCGTTAGTTATTGTGTATCCAGAAATAGATCCATTACTTATAGTAACCGTTGCAGTTGCTGTAGTTCCGATACCAACTCCAATCTTTTTCGGTGCAGAAATTTTTATTCCTAGTGGAGAAGATTGATTATATCCGGATCCACTGGAACCAATTGCTAAAGATTGGATAGTTCCATTATCGGAAACTATAGCAGTAATTCCTGCCGAAACAGGATCAGATCCATCAACAATTAATGCATCATAAGTATTAATTGTCTGAGAAAAATCGTTTTCCTCATAATCAAAAAGTTCAATATTATCAACAAAAATAGAAGTGCTGCTTTCGGTTACATTTTTTATAATTCTTGCAGTTGGATAAACTTGAGATTCCAAAGAATCTCTTGTCTTATACACATATTCGCCATTAATAGTAGTATCAACTTTTTGCTTTGTCCAATCAAAAAATCTATAATTTTCAGAGTCTATTCCAGATCCAGTATATAAATTTGTCTCTACTATGTCTGATCCTACAATATCATAAACAGTTCTAGGATCTTGGTTGAAATTACCTTCCAGTGTTTCAATTCCTTTAACTTTAACAATATCTCCAATTTTTATAGTTTCATTTACATTAACTGAAATACTATCAACATCTCTTATTCCCCTATAGAAGAATATAGAAACTTTGGCGTCAGGTTTAGGGGCGTCAGTAAATGTAAATGATGTTCCACCCTCAAATTTATATGCATATCCTGGATCCTGTATTACCCCATTGACAAACACTAATAAAATACTACTTAAATCTATATTATCGAATGAATTTCCAGATAATCCACTTTGGAAACTTAATAAACTACCTTGATAATATAATGGAAATCTCTTTCTAAATCCATCTTGTAGATTTTTTATAGAATCTATGTAATCTAATTCTCCAAACTGCCAAGATGCAAATGAATCTGTGAATGTGTCTAAAACAGTTAATTGGAATTCCTTTATAGGAGCATTTAATCTCCTATCAGTAACTAATCCAACAGCAGTAATAATATCACCAACTTGGAATCCATATCCAGGTCTACTAATTTTAAATTCTTTAACTTCAAAATAAGTAGATCCAATGCCAGTAGTTGAACTTGGTCCAACATCAAGACTTACTAACAAATTAGTTCCAGTTTCTGTAGTATTTCCAATACCTCTACGGAAAACACCAGTTACTGGTAAATTTTGATAAGAAGGTTCGGAAATTAAGATCGTTGGGTTAACGTACCCGGAACCGCCTCCAACAACGTTGAAGGATAAAGTACCACCAAGACCAACAATCGCTGTTACAGTGGCAGCAGAGCCTGTGTGGTAAGCATCTGTGACTGCTATAGAAACTGGATTTCTATATCCAGATCCAATGATATCTGTTGTACCTATTCCAACTGATACTATGCTACCAGTTGATGGATTTAAAACAGCAGTTACTGATGCACCAACCAAAGGTGCATAACCAAGACCTGGAGTTGATCCTAGAGAAACGATTAGACCACCTCTTGGTAGTTGATTTTGATTGACATCGGATATCGAGTTAATGACTTGACCATTGGATGACGTTATTCCACTAAAAATAACACTTGTAATTCCCGAAAATCCTTCATAAGAATAAGTATTTCCAAAATTATTTTCCGTTGTTGGTGTTTGGAAAACTCCATTAATGAATAAAACTCCGCTACCAGTTTCAATACCTGTAGTATTAATTCCTTGAACACTTAATCTATAATCTGAGCTAATACCATCAAATTGATCGGAAATATCATCATATAGTTTATTATTAGTATAATCACTTCTTAAAAATACTCTACCAGCAAAAGAAGATGTTGGATATGGTAAGTTGCTAGAATCTCTTCTTTCTCTAGCACTTCCTCTGGGTGGTTGAGTGAAATAAATTCTACTAGAATTTATATTGAAAGACCCTTTATAAATTCTGGATTCAGATCCATCTTTATGGGATGTTGCGCTAGTACCAACATAACCCCTATTGACGTAGACTATAGAATATGGTCCT